GCTAGGACAGATACGGACGTATCAATATTTAAGTCAGGAGATATCCAGCCTGCTAAACAAAAAGGAGCAAAAAGAAAATGAAGGAACAGTTGTCAACATCGGTTCAAAAACCAAAGATTGAACTACCAAATAAAACATTAGTTGGTGTCAAACCAACAGAAAAAAAATCAGATGAAATAGGAAAAACTCCTAAACCTACGGGTTGGAGAATTTTAGTTCTACCTTTTAAACAAAAAGAAAAGACTAAGGGTGGAATTATATTAGCTGATGAAACAGTAGAACGATCACAAGTAGCATCAACTTGTGGTTTAGTTTTAGACATGGGACCACACTGCTACGATAAAGAAAGATACCCAGAAGGTCCTTGGTGTAAAAAAGGTGATTGGATTATCTTTGCAAGATACGCCGGATCACGAATTAAAATAGATGGGGGTGAGATAAGACTTTTGAATGATGATGAAGTTTTAGCGACCGTGGATAACCCTAAAGACATATACCACGAATTTTAACAACCATAGGAGAAACTATGCCAGAAACAGAAAATGATAAAACAGTTGAATTAGACGTAACCGGACCGGGAGCGACTATTGAACTACCAGAAACAGAAAATGATACAGATAAAACCTTTGAAAACGAGGAAAAAAAGAATGAAGCAAATATTACGTACGATAATAAGCCCAATGACGCATCTGAGAAATCTGATGAGCAGCCTGTTCTTCGAGATGAAAAGAATGAAGGCGGAGAAGTTGTACAGAAAACTTCTGAAGAAGGGAGTGATAAACAAAAAGATAACTCTAAAGACGTTGAAGAATACTCTGAAGGCGTTAAGAAAAGAATAGCAAAACTCACTAAAAAAATGCGTGAAGCAGAAAGACAAAAAGATGAAGCTTTGTCTTATGCAAATCGTATTAAAAGTGAGAGAGATAGATATGAAGCTACAGCTACAGGTTTAGATAGAAATTATGCCACCGAAATGGAAGGCAGAATTACATCATCGTTAGCAGCCGCTCAAGCAAAACTTGCAGCAGCTAGAACTAATGAAGACTCTAAAGCTGAAGTAGAGGCTTTAACTCAAATATCTCAATTAGGTTATGAGCAAGGTAAATTAGCTGAGATTAAATCTCAACATGCTATGCAAGATAGCGCAGCTAATGAAAAACCTACATTACAACAACAACCAGTAAGACAACCAGCACCTGTAAAAGATCCTAAAGCGGAAGCATGGGCTGAGGAAAATGACTGGTTTGGTAAAGATAATGCCATGACTTATACAGCATTTGACCTACATAGAAAACTTACTGAAGAGGAGGGTATGGACCCACAATCTGATGAATATTATAATGAGGTGGATAAGAGAATAAGACTTGAATTCCCTCATAAGTTTGATAAAGTAGAACAAAAGATTAGTAAACCTACACAAAACGTTGCCTCTGCAACGCGTAGTTCAAAGACTGGTCGCAAAACTGTGAAGCTCACACCGACACAGGTAACAATAGCTAGAAAGCTAGGTGTGCCACTAGAAGAGTATGCGAAACAACTTATAATCACGAAGGAGGTATAGGCATATGACAGACAATAAACCAACTCGTGCGAGCCAAAGTAAAAGCGATTCTACAAAAGTAGCGTCTCAAGCATCTACGGTTAAACCCAAAGCTGCTACAAAACCTTGGACTCCACCATCGTACTTAGATACGCCCAACGCGCCAGAAGGATTCAGACACAGATGGGTCAGAATAGAAATCATGGGATTTCAAGATACTAAGAACATACAAGGACGCTTAAGGTCCGGTTATGAACTTGTAAGATCTGATGAATATCCAGATGAGGACTTTCCAGCAATCATGGACGGCAAATACGCAGGGGTTATCGGGCACGGAGGCCTTGTGCTGACAAGGGTACCGGAAGAGATCGCAAAGCAAAGACAAGATTATTATGCTAAAGAAGCTAGTGATCAACAACGTGCAATCGACAACGATCTTATGAAGGAACAGCATAGGGGAATGCCTATCGATATCGATATGCAAACTCGTACAACCTTCGGTGGCAAAAAGTAATTTTACTTTAAACCAACGAAATTTTATAAACCGAACTGGAGGCCCCTCGGGGCAGGTTCATAAGGAGAAAATAATATGGCTAACGCTTCAACAACAGGGTTTGGTTTCAAACCCATTAAGATGGTTGGACAGTCGTATAATAATGCCGGTTTAAGTGAGTGGAATGTAGCCGCTTCTTCAGCTTTAATTTGTCATAGCGCTTTGACAATTTTGACTGCTGATGGAGTTGTGCTTACTGCCGCTAACGGAGGGGTTAATAACCTCGGCGTACTTAACGGTGTATTTTATACAGACGCAACAACAAGTAAACCAACATGGTCGAACTATTCGCCCGCTTCTAACACAGCTACAGACATAGTTGCACTTATCAATGATAATCCGCAACAAATGTTTGAAGTAATGTCTGCAGATACTGCATTCAATGCTAATGAAGTAGGACATTGTGCCGATCAAGTTACAGCTAATGGCGGCTCGCCGTTGTTCAATTCTTTATCAAAGATATCAGCAACAACAGCAGCAGCAACAGCTCAACTAAAAATAATAGGTGTTTCAAGAGATCCTGATCATTCTGACACAACTGAAGAGGGCTTTGCTCTTAGAGTTATGATTAATGAACATATCTTAGGAAACAACGTAGCAGGTATATAAGGAGATAAAATATGGCTATATCAAGAAACCAACTCGTAAAAGAGTTAGAGCCAGGATTGAATGCTTTATTCGGCCTGGAGTACAAACAGTATGAAAATCAGTCAGCTGATATTTATGCTACAGAGTCATCTGACAGAGCTTTTGAAGAAGAAGTAATGTTGAGTGGTTTTGCACAAGCACAAGTGAAACCGGAAGGTTCAGGTGTTACATATGATAACGCTCAAGAAACTTTCACAGCTAGATACACTAACGAGACTATTGCTCTCGCTTTTGCTATCACTGAGGAAGCAATTGAGGACAATCTATATGACAGACTGGCTTCTAGATACACAAAAGCTTTAGCAAGATCTATGGCTCAAACTAAGCAAGTAAAAGCAGTTAATCCGCTTAATAACGGATTTGGTACATTCACTTCAGGTGATGGATCAGCTCTTTTTGCTACTAATCACCCTACACTTGCTGGAACTGTGTCTAACACACTAGCAACTGCGGCTGACCTTAACGAAACTTCATTGGAGCAATCATTAATTGATATCGCTGCAATGACTGACGAAAGAGGTCTAAAAATTGCTGCTAAGGGTATGAAGATGATTATCCCATCTGCACTACAATTCACAGCTGAAAGACTTATGGCTTCTGCTGGTAGAGTTGGAACTGCTGATAATGATATCAATGCTATCAAATCTATGGGGATGATTCCTCAAGGTTACTCTGTTAATAATTACTTAACAGACACTGATGCGTTCTTTATTATTACAGACGTGCCAAATGGTATGAAACATTTCCAAAGAACTCCTATGTCTACTAAAATGGAAGGGGATTTCGATACTGGTAATGTTAGATACAAAGCTAGAGAAAGATACGTTTTTGGCGTATCTGACTATAGAGGTATCTTCGCTTCACCAGGAGCTTAATACTTAAATATTTTGTGGCGGGACATAGTTCCGCCACATTTAACTACGAAAGTGATAATATGAAAAAAACTCTCATCAATATCTGGGCTTACAATCACCATGCTAAATTTAGTATTGAACATGTTGAAGACACACCAGAATTAGTTGAAAAAGCTATACTTGACAAACTCGGAGAAAATAGTATAGTCTGGGAATATCTCGGAGATAGCTATCATTCGGGAATAAATAGAATAACTTATGAAGAGGTTATTAATGATACAAGACCTATACAAAGCAAAAAGGTCCTTGGAGTTGAAGTGGGAACAGGAGCATATTAATGAAGATAGATATACTCTTGAAATGGTCAGAATTGATGACAAAGTTAGAGAAGTCATTACTAAGATCAAGCTTGAAGAAGCTAGGATTGCTCACTTACAGAACAACGTAGAAGGTTCTGCTCCACAAGTTTCTGTAGCTACTTAGACAAAAGCTACATCGCTGAAATGCATAAATACCTAGGGATCTCTTGCACTCCACTTAAAAATAACATATAATATTCGCACTATACATAAATTAATATTCTGCATGGACGCAGTATAGTCGACGGCCTAGAGACTATGTAGAATTTAACTAGGAGAATAATCATGGCAAATACTACTTTTTCGGGACCAGTAAAAGCGGGAACGATTTCAAATACAACAGGAACAACTGTTGGAACTAACATTGCAAACGTAGGTTTTGTAACTATGGCTCAGTCTGTAAAAGCTGACATCATAGGTGCATCACACTTAAATCAAGTTTGTGCAGTAATTCCAGCAAACTCACAAATCGTAGATGTAATTTTAAATGTTACTACAGTAAACAATGATACTGGTGCAGCAACTATATCAGTTGGAACAATTGCAGATGCTAATGCATTTTTAGATGGAGTTAATGTTAAAGCTTTAGCAACTACTCATGGTACTTTAGATACAGAGGCAACTGATGTTGGTACAACTGACATACAAGTTCTTGCTGATTTTACAGGAGCTAATGGTGATGGTACTACTGGTGCAGCTACAGTTACTGTAATGTACATCCAAAATAATTCTGTTCAAGACGCAGCAGACTTATAATAATTAATTAGTGTGGGCTTCGGCCCACATTTAAAATTTTAAGGAGAAAAATATGAGTTCATTTTCAAGTGACCAAACAACTCTTAACAAAACTACAGGGGCAGCCTCTGTTTTATTAGGAGCTAGAGCTAGAGTTACATCAATTCAAGGAAGAGGAGAAGCAGGTTCTGTTTTATCTCTACATGACGTAGCTGATGCAGGAGACGCAGCAGCAGGTAATTTAAAAGCTATCTATAGATATGAAACTGAGGGACTAGAAGTTTATATTCCCGGTTCAGGTATCTTGTTCCAAAATGGAGTTTGTGCTACGTTAACTCAAACTACTGGTACAGACGGTAGCGTTACATTAACTATTACAGGAGCGTAAGCTCATGGCTAATACGACTTCAGGTTCT